GGGACACGTAATAGCAAAATGCACAAAATTTTCTTCCCCAACGGCTAAATCTTTGTGCAAAATGTCAATAGACACAAAATATAGTGCCCACACCCCGCAGGGTAGGGGAGTGCAGCAATTTTTACAATGTAAATAGCAACATATACAATATAGTATGTGGTATACTATATATAATCCAATAAGATGAAGGGAGGTACCAACTAATGGAAAAAAACGTCGTGATTAAAATCACTTTAACCGATGATAATATCACTCTTGACGGCAATAATTTGCAAATGCTGACCGAGGACGATATTATCGACAGTATCAAGGTACTTGTCAGTCTTGCAAAGACTCTGGGCATTTTATGGGAAGGAGACTCTACAAATGGAAATGCGTAAATTTATTATCGAGATACACCCCGACGGTACGTTGACGTGCTGCGAATATGAGGACCCCAAGGAGGCGATCAGAGCAGCAACTGACCGGGCGTGGATGGCCGGTTATCGGAAAGCCCTCTTTCATTGCGATGAGCAAGTGAGAACCCTTGAGGGGCTCAAGGGTACTTGTTTATCAGCCGATCTCATGTATCAGGGCGCGGCCCATGTGCGTGACGGGGTTAGGGCCATGCACTCGTTATATAGCAAGAAATAAGTCGAAACGGCCTCCGGGCCGTCTATCGGGACCGCCCGCCCGGTATTGATAATGACAGGGCACATAATGAAAGGAGCTATATTATGTCTGAATCAATGATGAAGTCCGAAAACAATGGTGCCATGATGGTGTCCGATGTGATGAATACCGGTGTCGGGTACACCGATATGAACCTCTCTGACCGCTCTGCCGCGGTTGCATTCTACAACGCGACGAGTAACCCCGCCAATAAGCTAAAGGAACACGTCAATGAGGTGTTGTCGCTGGTTCATGTGTCCGTGGAGTGCGTGGAGGTCAGCAAGGACGATGTCCCCGAGGGCAAGACGATTGCACCCCGCGTTGTCCTCATTACCGAGGACGGGCAGTCCTACGCCTGCGTTTCCGTTGGTGTCTATCAGTCTTTGAAGCGGCTGTTTACGCTACTCGGCACTCCTGATACGTGGACGGAACCGGTGAAGATTAAACCTGTGTTGATTAGCACCAAAAAAGGACAGGTTTTGTCTTTGAACCTGGTTTGATCTAACCAATGGCCGCCACACATGTGGCGGCCATATTTATTATAGGAGGCCCCATGAAAAGTAAAGATAACAGAGTATCCTTGCTGAACTGCGACGACTCCATGACATATCTTGCCTCTGCCATTGTATATAGTGGAGTCACAACCAATGATGTTGAGTTTTTCCGCTCTGAATGGGCCAAAATCATTTTCAACGGATTGGGCATTGAAGCGGACCCTTTGAACTGGTATTATATGATAATGGATAGAAAGGAGCGCAAGAAACATGGCAGTAGGCGCAGCTAAAGCAAGTGCAACCCTTAAATACAGTTCCGAGCTGTATACCCCCTATGCCTTGGAGTCTTGGCCAGATAATCAGATGCGCAAAGAATATACACGACTGCGCGATATTGCGCAGAAACGTATTAAGCGCCTATCAAAAGACCCCATTAGCGGCACAAGCGACGTTTATAAAGAATTTGCCGGAGGTTTCCCAACTCTAAAGGCACTGCAAGGAGACCGCAAAGCATTGGAACAGGCGCTAGCGGATGTAGCGCGTTTTGTGCGTTCTAAAGGTTCCACCGTTGGCGGGGCACGTGAAGAATTCACGCAAAAAATGAAAGTGGGCGGTATTGATATTGCTGACGTGCCCAAAGATCAATATACTGCTCTGTCAGAGTGGTGGGAGATTGTGAAAGCATCGGGCGTATATTACTATCCGTCAGATCAGCCAGTTATGTACTGGCGCGAGAAAGGCGGCTACAATGTCAGTATCGACGATTTTGCAAAGTGGCAGCAAGGCGAGGTCAACTATGGCAAAGAATGGGACTATAGCGACGGCAGCAGTTCCGCCGACCTGCGCGGAGGTTTTGGCGGAGGCTTGTAATTATAACCCTGTCCCGTGGCTTATGGAGCATTTAGACCGCAAACACACAAAAGGCAAGAAACGCAAAACAAACAAGAAGCGCTTATATGTGAATATGCCGTGTGCATTTGATATTGAGACTTCCCGAGTATGTGTTGATGCGGACGATAATCCCCACACCATAATGTATATTTGGCAGTGTCAACTCGGTTTGGATATTACCATTATCGGCAGGACTTGGGACGAATGGCTACACTTTACAAGCATAATCAGCGATTACTTGCAAGCCAACAGCGGTCCGCAGGGCGACTGGTTTCTGTGTATGTACGTTCACAATCTTGCACATGAATTTCAATATTTGTCGGGTGTTCTTGATTTTGGCCCGGGTGACGTGTTCGCCAGCAAGCCACGCAGGGTCTTAAAATGCGACAATCGCGCTATTGAGTACCGATGCAGTATGAGGCACAGCAATTTGTCCCTTGATGCCTGGGGCAAACAGCTTGGTGCCCCTCATGCCAAATTGACCGGGGCACTTGATTATTCAAAGGTTCGTTACCCATGGACTCATTTAACGTCTACAGAATTAGCGTACTGTATCAATGATGTCCGGTGTATTGTGGAGTGCCTGTTAATCGAGATGAACCGAGATGGGGACGACCTGTATACTCTGCCATTAACGCGCACTGGCTATGTCCGGCGGATGGCACGCGAAGCAATGTATAAATGGGGCATTAAACGGGTCAAGCGCCTTTTGCCGTCATGGGACCTTTACCAGATGTTGCGGGAGGCGTTCCGAGGTGGTGACACGCACGCCAACCGCTATTATGTGGGGTTACATTTGGAAAACGTCGGTTCCGTGGATATGTCGAGTGCGTACCCTGCCGTTCAATGTGAATGTTATTTTCCTATGACTCCATTTAGGCAGGAACCGGCCACCGTAGAGCGTTTGATGCAATGTATGAGGCACGGCAAGGCGTGTCTGATGCGCTTGCAAGTGAAAGGTTTGCGCCAGCGTTTCAAGTGGTGGGGGTTCCCATATATCCCCCTTGCAAAGGTTCGGCACTGTGAAGGATACATTAACGACAATGGGCGTCTGCTGTCTGCTGAACATTTAGAGATCACCATAACCGATATAGATTTTAGAATCATTGCCAAAGAGTATGATTGGGACGCCCTTAACGTTCTGGACCTGTACACGTCCGATTATGGCAAACTGCCAAAGCCCTTGACGGATTGTGTAAAAGAGAGCTATACCGGCAAGACATCTCTTAAAGGCGTGGCCGGACAAGATTTGTATTATGTCAAGGCCAAGGGCGATCTCAATAGCTACTACGGTATGACCGCACAAGACCCCTTGCAGCTGGACACACTTTTTGACGAGGACGACCCCGACAATCTTTGGAGCGAATGCACCGACGACCCAGAGGGCAGTTATAACGACCACCTCCCCCACTTGTTTTTGCCCTACCAATGGGGCGTATGGACAACCGCCCACACTCGCAAGCGCCTAAAAATAGCGCAATGGGCCGCGGGCAAGAAGGGGGTGTACTGCGACACTGACAGCGTCAAATACATGGGCAATATTGATTTAGCGGAGTTTAACAAATCTGTGAAGCAGCTTGCGAAAGATAATGGCGCGTGTGCTACGGACCCAAAAGGCAATACTCACTACATGGGCGTGTATGAGCAAGAGCGTAGCTATGCGGAGTTTATGACGTGGGGCGCAAAAAAATACGCGACTACCTATAAAAAGGGCGGGCCGATTACTACTACCATAGCAGGAGTTAGCAAGCGGAAAGGCGGTCTAGAGCTGTCATTGTGGGGCGGTTTTGAGGTATTTAAGCCCGGGTTTACGTTTTGTTTGGCCGCCGGAAATCAGGTTATTTATAATGACCGGCCCCATGTGCCCGATTTTGTGGTTGATGGGCACACGGTACATATAACAAGAAACCTGTGTATTTGTGATAATACATATACGTTGGGCATCACCGACGAATATGCAAAGATATTAGGGTACAAGATTATGGAGGTTGTCTGATGATTAAACTGTACACCGATGAAGGGTGGCCGAACTTTTCCGAACAGGATGGCATCTTGTCAACCGGGGCCCCGATCATTTTTATATGGGGTGGGCGTGGCACCGGAAAGACCTACGGAGCGCTAAAGCACGTACACCAGACCGGAGACGAATTTCTGTATCTGCGCCGTACGCCGCAGCAAGCGGAACTTATTTGTGCTTCGCCCAGTATGTGGCCGTGGTCTCCGTTGAATGATGATTTACAAACACATTACGCCCCCTTTAAATTACCCAAAATAGCGGGACTGTATGAAGTGGGCAACGCAGGGGCCTACACCGATACAGGTTCACCCATTAAACCGGCCAAGATGTCGGGAGTCGTAGGAAGTGTTTTAACCCTTGCCCGCACCCGTGGCTTTTCAAGTCCCCATACTAATATCATCATTCTGGACGAGTATCAGAAAGAGGAATCCGACTATTACCGGAGGGGCGAGGGCGTCGGCCTTGCCAATATTTATGAAACGGTCAACCGTAACCGCGAATTGCAAGGGCAAAAGCCCTTGACGCTGCTGTGTATGTCAAATGCCGTTGGCATGGCAAACCCCTATTATATGCAGTGGGAAATTACAGATACGGTTGAAAAGATGATCGGCAAGAAAGAGCGCGTCAAGCTGTTGGCCGATAAAGGGATTCTTTTGATTGATCTAGTGGACAGCCCTATTGCAAAAGAGAAAGCCAATACGGCCCTCTATAGGTCCATGACCGGAACGGACTTTTATAGGTCCGCTATTGAAAACCAGTACAGCGCCGAGGAGAAAAGTCTTGTTGTATCCCGGCCCCTCCGGGAATACTACCCACTTGTTCAAATCGGGCGGTGCTGCATCTATGAGCACAAGAGTAAACCCCTCTACTATGTGTGTCGGCATCGGTCCGGCGAGATGCCCACATACGGCACCGGCGACTATGAGCGGAAACGATTTAGGGCCGCGTATGGGTATATCTGGCCCGCGTATTTGCAGAGGCAAATCGAATTTGAGCGATACTCGGATGAAATTTTCTTTCGTGAGTATTGTGGTACTTGACTTTTTTATACGGTTAGTATATATTAAAGTTAATCCCAGGTGCCCACAGGCAGCCCCCAGAAGGGGCGGGCATGCGTCAGCCAGCGCAAGAACCTGGGATTTACTTGTATCTGTATGGGAGGTGATGTTATATGAACGTTTATGCAGTTCTGGCCGTTCTGGTGTTTATTGGTATGGATGTTGTCAGTGGTATGGTGAAAGCCTTTTCTACCACGGGTTTCGATTCCAGCGTGATGCGTCAGGGGTTTTATCACAAATTCGGGGAAGTTCTGGCCGTGGGGTTGCTTGCTGCCGCTGATTTCTACTTGCCCATTGTGGGCGTCAGCGTCGACGTGTCTTTCTCGGCCATCGGTTGCGCCTATTTTGTCTTGATGGAAATTGGCAGCATTATCGAGAATATCGGAACGATCAACCCTGAATTGGTGGGGCCTCTTACTAAAATTTTTGCAAAACTCAAGGGGGATTAACCAATGGGTTGTTATATCATTTTCGCCCAGTCGATCACAAACGAGCGTGCGTTTCTGCTGGCTGACCTGTGCGTTCGTTTGAACATCAGCTATTATAGCGACTGGGCAAACGTTGCCCACACGCGGCAGTGTTGCGCGGTGGGTCCTCTTTCCAAAGGAGACAAAGACCAGGTCGTTAAATGCCTGGCACATGACACATACGTTGTAATGGAGGCGACCAAAGTTGAAAATCAGTGAAAAAGCGGCCCTCGCAATGGCCGGATACACCAAAGCAGAGATCGAAGCTATGGAGAAGCCCGCACCGCAGCCCGTGCCGCAGCCCGCACCGCAGCCCGTGCCGCAGTATGACGGCCTCGAAACCCTGTTGCAGCAGATTTTGCAGGGCCAGCAGACCAGCGCCCAGGCAATGCAGACTATGACCCAGACGTTGCAGGCAAACGCGCTGGGCCTCGGCATCCAGCAGAAGCCGGCGGCAGATGCCGCAACGGTGACGGCCCGAATCATCGACCCTACCTATGGAAAGGAAGTGAAGTGACATGCCTCTTGGTATGGATTTTGCGGACATTGCCGCAATTTTGACCGAAATCAATAAGATGGCCACCGGCCAGGAACCGACGTCGCCCATCGTGGATACGTCCAGTTTTGTATCCGTAGCGCAGGCTACGCTGTTGACCGGTACCGACAATTACACCAAAGCTATCAGTCAGGTGTTGGGCCGTACCATCTTTGCTGTCCGACCCTATGACGCACCCCTGAAACGCTTGCAGGTTACAGGCGACGACTGGTCGAACCATGTGCGGAAGATCAATTTCTGTGACACAGACCCCGTCACCGACAAGGCGTGGGCGCTGGTGGACGGCCAGAGCGTGGATATGTACGAAGTCCATAAGCCTAAAGTCCTCCAGACTAACTACTATGGCCAGACCAATTACAGCCGCGTGTATACCCAGGCGGATACCCAGATGGAAGCAGCCTTCAAAGGCCCCGAGGAACTGGCGCAGTTCTGGTCCTCTTTCGTGCTGCATCTGTCGAACCAGATCGAGGCGGACCGCCGTAACCTTGCCAACAACCTGATGGCCAATCATCTGACCGGCATGACGGTGACAAGCCCTAAAAGTGTCGTCTATCTTCTCGACGAGTACAACGCCCAGCAGGGCACGAGCCTGACCGTGCAGGACGTGTATAAGGAAGCGAACTTCCCCGGGTTTGCAAAATACGCCTATGGTCGTATCAATGACATTTCCCGCCTGATGAAGGAACGTACCATCAACTGGCACCAAAATTGGGAGATCAGCGGCACGACGTACAACATCATGCGCCACACCCCGTATGATCGTCAGCACCTCTATCTGTACAGTGGCACGCAGAGCCAGATCGACGCCCGCGTGATTCCCGAGGTGTTCCACGATAACATGCTGAAATACCGCGACGCCGAACAGGTCACGTTCTGGCAGAACATCGACGAGCGCGAAACCATCTTTGCGACGCCTGTTGTGACCACAACCACCGGCGAGGCAAAGAAGAATGCCGCGGTGCAGCTGTCCAATGTGTTCGGGTGTCTGCTGGACTGGGATGCAATCGGATACACTCCGAAGCTGTCCCGCGTGGTTCCGACCCCCATGAACGCACGCGGCCTGTATACGAACTTCTGGTATCATTACGGTTGGTCGTGGTATGATGACTTCACCGAAAACGCCGTTTTGTTCCTTATGACCGCCGGAGACGTCACTGCGCCCAGCACGGGCCAAGCAGCCAGAGCCTCCACCCTGAAAACCACCACGCACAAGGACGCGGACCCCTCGAAGTCCTGACCGGCACCGGCGGGCATCTGCCCGCCGGTTATTTTATAGGAGGTGCAAAATGCAAGCTACCTTTTATCAGTTTGCAAAGCGCACAAACAGCACAAAGCGGCCCAGCGGTGGGCAGGGGTTCGGAATCGACCTTAAAGCCCCCTGTAACATCATTGACCCGGAGATCAAGATCGCGACGCAGAGCGACCCCACGGGATTTAATTATTGCTACCTGCCCACGTTCAGTCGGTACTACTGGGTGAAGAACTGGACATATTCGGATGGGCTCTGGAATGCCTCGCTGACTGTTGACACGCTGGCAAGCTACCGCGACCAAATCGGCAATAGTACGGAGTATGTCACAAGATCGTCGGCGCAGTATGATGGTACAATTTCAGATGGACTTTACCCGGCATCGGCTAAAGTGCAGAGTGTCACAAATGCTTTTCAAGGCGGTTTTGCTGAAACGATCAGCGGAGGTTTCTTTGTTATTGGATTTATAGCTAAAGCCGCAAACTCCATTGGGGCTATTACATATGCAGTAATGACCCCTACAAATGCCAAAAAACTATCTGCAAAATTGCTGACTGATGTGTCATACCTTAGTATTGACAATACGGAAATTAGCGACAGTTTAACAAAGGTTCTTTTTAATCCCTATCAATATATCGTAAGTTGCAATTACTTTCCATTTGACATCGCCAAAATCACCGCACATTTACCGCTTGTTTCAAGTGTAGATGTCGGGTGGTGGTCGATAGACGTTCCATGTTGGATTTTGGGAGAAGACAATAACAAATTAACAAAATCGGTGAGCGTGAGTATCCCGAAGCACCCTCAAGCGGTAAGCCGCGGAGGGTATTGTAATGCCTCCCCCTACACGGACTACACTATCTTCTTGCAGCCCTTTGGAGTGATACCTCTTGACGCATCTAAACTGTGGGGCGCTGTCACCTTATCTATACAATATATGGTTGACCTTTTTACCGGTGACAGTATCTTACGTATATTTACCGATTCGAATCAGCTAGTACACGAGACAACCGCCAAACTTGGGGTACCTATTCAACTTTCCAATATTACATTTGATATACCGTCGGGCAGCGGAGGCTTGCTGCATACTGGTATTGCGGCAGCGTTCGGAGGTATCCAGGCAGCATTATCAGGGGGTTCTATTTCAGACGTCGGAAACGGTATTTTAAATGCTGCACAGGCAACTAATGCCGATGTTGCAAGTAGGGGGGCCACAGGGTCTACAATAGCTTTTGATACGGTTCCTTATATAGTTGCGCGCTTTAAAATTCTTGTGGACGACAACAACGAGCACCACGGCCGGCCCCTGTGTAAGCGGATGCAGTTGTCCACAATTCCGGGGTTCATGATGGTAGATGACCCCGATATTGCGTTGCCCGCAACAGCCGCTGAGATTGACAGCGTCAAAAGCTATATGAAAAATGGATTCTTTTTAGAGTAGGAGGCGTAAACAATGGCAGTCTATAAACAGTGTATTACTGACGTGTCGCCAATCAGAGTAACAGCCGGTTATCCGGCGTACTCGGACGGAAGCCCCCACAGGGGCATTGACACGGTACACGGCAATCATAAAGTCTATGCGCCCGAGGCGGGCGTCGTGGTCGTGGCGCAGCACTGGAATGGCAGCACCTCGGGCGACCAGTCTTGGGGCAATATGATCAAAGTCAAAATGGCCGACGGCACCACCTGGCGCGCCGCACACTTTGCCTCGCAGATATGGAACGTCGGCGACACAATCGCAAAGGGTCAGTTTATTGGCACACAGGGGCAGACTGGATACGCAACGGGCATTCACACGCATTGGGAGTACGCCGACGCAGCCGGAAACCTGAGGGACCCGTCCAGCATTATCAGAATCCCGAATCAGGTCGGCACATGGGAAGTAGAATGGGACTCCGGCGGAGGCCCTGACCCTGGGCCGGGTCCCGGCCCGGGTCCTGGCCCAGGGCCTTGGCCCACCGGTAAGTTGCCGATTTGGTTACTGTTTAAAATGGCAAAAGGAGGCCGTCTGTTATGAGTGCTCCATACAGCTATGAGCAAATCAACGCTCATGTGTCGCCGGTTACTCCCTCCGTGATGCACACCAAAGGCAACAGCTTATCCTATTATTTCCGCAAATATCTGTTCCTTGAAGCTGTGTCTATGGTCCGCTGGACGCTCCCCGACACATGGCCCAGTAACCGCTTGCAATATCTTGTTTTCGGGTCCGGTGGTGTTACGGTGTTCAATACGGACCGCTATGGCCTGGTATATGACCGAATGGGATTGACCGGCATTAACATTTTTTATAATCCCACGCACTCCATCATTGCAAACCCTTTTATCAAAGGGTCCCCCTATTTGCAAATCGGGAAACAGTGCGAGATCATAAATTTGCAGCCCGATTACCGCGGCATGGTGGATATTGTGGCCTATTATGGGGATATGATGGCCCTTGCTGCCCAGACCATCCAGAGCAATTTAATCAACAGCCGGTTGGCGTATGTGTTTGCATCTGGTAACAAGTCAGGTGCAGAATCTTTTAAAAAGATGTTCGACCAGATCATGCAGGGCGACCCCGCCGTTTTTGTGGATTCCTCTTTGCTCAAAGCGCCTAAAAATGGGGCATCCGGGCAAGCCCCTTGGATGTACTTTGCGACAGACCTTAAGGGGAACTTCATCACCAACGAACTGTTGACAGCCCTTAAAACCATTAAAGCCCTGTTCGATACCGAAGTAGGCATACCCAACACCAACACAAGCAAGAAAGAGCGGATGCTGACTGACGAAGTTAATTCTAACAACGTTGAGACAGCCGCCAAAGCGTCGCTATGGTTGGACAGCTTGCAGCATGGGTGCGAGCGGGTCCACAAGCTCTTTGGAATTGACAAATCTACTTTATGGGTCGATTGGCGTTTTCCGCCCGATACTGGGGCGCAGGAGGTGAACAACGATGCACGCAACGTTGAGCTTTAACGGCCTGTTGGCAAGATACCCAGAACTGTTCGACGACTTGAAAGTCCCCGACAGTGTCTCTAAAGAAACTGTCTGCAATCAATTACTGTTTGATACACTGGAATTGGAGGTATTATATGCGGACGGCCCAACAATGCGCCGGGCACTTGGCGTATATTCTGAAACCATGCTTCCGAGCTGGACCCGGTACGCTGCCGCCCTCGGCCTGAACTATGATGCTTTGGCATCCGATGACCGAACCAGAACCACCGACCACACAGGAACCAGCGGCGGCACAATCAACCGCACAAATGGCGTGAAGGGAACAACTACCCGAGCACCTAACCTGACCACCACCGGCCAGAATACAGGCAGTGACAGCACCACTCGGGACGTTACGGGGTTCGACAGCGGGACATTGCAAACCGCTGAAAAGAGTACAACGGCCCTTGGAACTGGAAACACCATTACCAGCAGCGGCACGGACACGACCACCACCGATCAGACCACCACCGATAACAACACATCCGAATTGCACAACGGCTACAAAGACACCGTGACCGAGAAGGGCCGGGCAGGGCGAGACCCACAAGACCTTATTGCCAAAGAGTTGGCCCTTGCAATGGAAAATGCAGTTCATAAAATCGTTACGGACATCCGGGCGAACTTTTGTTTGCTGGTATATTAAGGAGATGTGATTTATGAATATTAATCCTATTCACAAAGCGCCCTACACCAATTTCCATGATCTCAATCTTGATTGGATTATGGACGAGCTGAACGAGTTCAATACCAAACTTACGAATTTCGTCAGCCTGGCTACAATCAAGTATGCAGACCCAATCCAATGGGACATCACAAGCCAGTATGAGGCAAACACCGTTGTTGTGGACAGCAAGGGCAACGCCTATCTTTCCGTGCAGCCGGTGCCGTCCGGTGTTTCTCTGGACCGTGCCGAGTTCTGGACCAAAATTGGCAATTTCGACGAGCTTTGGGCCGATGTGAAAAAAGCCATTACTCCCAACGATGAGGGGCACAGCCCCACCGCGACAGCCGCAAGAGCGGTCAACGATCTTGTGTGGGTAAACGGGGCGCTGGTACGTGTCACAAGAGCAATGATCGCCGGTGATGCTTACGTGCCCGGCTCTAACTGCGTTAGCAGCTCCACAAATGAAGTTCTGCACTACCTTATCACCGCATTTAATGAGGGCTTGAGCGCAGAGAAAACGGCCCGGGAGAACGCCGACACACAGCTTGAGATGGCTATTCACGAGGAAACAACGGCCCGGGAGAACGCCGACACACAGCTTGAGACGGCTATTGGCGAGGAAAAAACGGCCCGGGAGAACGCCGACGCCCAGCTTGAGACGGCTATT